CTTTTGCAAAGGCTATGAAAGCATATCCTGATCTTATGGAGATTGCAGACCCGGTCAAAGCGTATCAAGAGTTCTACAAAGTAGATAAGATTAAGTTTGCTAAATGGGAGAAGGGTAGACCTGCTCCAAAATGGTGGATTGATAAATAAGAATGGAAGGGATTTATGCCTACTTATAATTTTATTGATGAAGACACTGGAGTAGAGTTCGAGGAAATCATGTCGATGTCCGAACGTGAAGATTTCCTTTCCGATCATCCACACATTCGACAATTACCACCCAACCAAGTTAACATCGTTTGGAGTCAGACATACTCCGGCATTACAAACGATGGAGGATGGAACGAACAGATGTCTCGTATATCTGATGCTCATCCTACAAGCGAGGTTGCTAACCAATATGGTGATAAGTCTGCTAAGGCTGTTAAGACGCGTCAAGCTGTAGAGAAATGGAGAAAGAAGAGGTGGGGCAAGAATTACGGCCGATGATAGACAATACATGATGTAACCATAGAAAGGTTATTCATGTCTGTAAACACTAACTTAGCTTACTTTGAAGATTTTGAAGAATTTGATCAGAGGTTAACTAAAAAGCAAAGGAAAGCACAACGAAGAAAAGCAAACACAGGTTTAAGATTGAAACTAATAGATCCTCAGACTCCAAATCAGATACGGACATTCGAGGAATATGACAAAGGCAATCATCTTTTACTACAGGGAGTCGCCGGAACCGGTAAGACTTTCATTTCAAGCTACCTTGCTATAGATGATATTCTATCTAAGAAAAGCAATAAACAAAAGTTAGTGATCGTAAGATCAGTTGTACCAACGAGGGATATGGGGTTCCTACCAGGAAATCAAAAAGAAAAGCAAAAGGCATATGAGTTACCATATCAATCCATTTTTAATGAGCTCTTTAGTCGAGGAGATGCATATGAGTACCTTAAGAATCGCGGAATGGTGGATTTCATCTCGACTTCATTCATACGGGGAATCACTATCAATGATAGCATTGTGCTTGTTGATGAGTGTCAGAACTTAACGTTCCATGAGCTCGACAGTATCATTACTCGTATCGGTTATAACTGCAGAGTCATCTTCTGTGGTGATTTCAGACAAACTGATCTTGAGAAGGACATAGAGAAAAGAGGACTGATTGACTTTATGAAAGTCATTAGAAATATCCAAGGTTTTAGTACTGTACAATTTGAGGAGAAGGATATCGTAAGGTCTCAACTCGTGAGAGATTATATCATATCTAAACTGAATAATGGAATTTATACATGAGGAACGCTTCGACGTTTACTCGATAGAAGCGATCACAACGGATAGTGGCAGACGATACAAAGTACCTAATGGAGAAATGTATGAGTCTGTCACTACCGCGCTAGGAA